GGAGTTTATTTAAAGTTCACTCATCTGAAAGACAAGATTCACTCACTCAATAAAGTTAAGTTACACTCCTACGCGTATGCGTAGAAGATTGAACGCCAAAATAGCGATTTCTTAGCTGACCAGCCACGGGGTGCACGGTTTCCGTAAACGACTTCTAACCATCGACGTTGTTCCTTTGAGAACCAGCCATCTTCAGGACACTGAAAACACGTCTGATAGTATTCCATGAAACGACAGAATGCACTGTCGAACATAGCTCCGCCGATCCAGAGACCGATTAATCTTGAAAACGAGACTTCTAAACTACGAACCGAAGACTCAGGGTACAAGACAAGTTTGAACCACTCATCTGTATCTCGATGCGCGTGACCATTGCGATAGGTCGTCCCGAGAAGTTTCATCTTTGTGGGATCCGTTTTCACGTCACACTTCTCAGGATGCAACACCATGTTGACATCTTTGGCATCTCGTTCCGCCTGACCAAGATCAAGGTCAGCACAAGAGCGGAAGGCACTGTCGTCGCCCAGAACACGAAGATCCTTTGGTTCCACTTGTTGACACAAGCAGATGTATTGGACAAGGATATCGTTAACGACAGAATCGACCATCTGAGTCCACCACGACCCAGAAGGTACACCACGGTATTTCCGGAACATCCGGCCGTCGGGCATCAGAATTGGGGTGTTGATAAAATAGTAAACCATGGCGTCCCACACGTTGCGCCACTTTTGGCGATCACGTTTAGACACAGGTTGTCCGTTCCACGTCTCAAAGTTAATATTTTGACGTAGTATATTAAAAGCAACACGGATCAACCAACTTGGTACTTTTGAATCAAACGAACTGAAGTCCAAACCATACAGTTTGTCCCCTTCCTTTGCATCGTTAATCCAATCGGTATACAATCGGGTTGACGATCTTCCGTTCAACATTGGAGTATTGGGATCAGCCATGAACTTGTGATACATGGTTGGAGCGTATTGTCCCTCAATAACCAACATCTCTGCGGGATAGATCCAAACTAAACGGGTCTTGGGATCGGAGGCTTCTGACATACCTCCTCTCTGCCCGGCAAGACAAGGAGGAAACCTCATCTGCTTTGGATTGAAACGTTGACTGCCATCCTGTTTCATTCGATGAGCAAGCCAGCGAGCTTCATGATAGATGTCTTCCATCACTTCTCCTTTCTTACAACCCATGAAGGTTGCTCCTGCAGCCGTATCACGGCGAAGGAATTGGCCTATCGCATGCCAATCGAGAGGATCAGATTTATATGGTAACTTAAATCTTTTCTTGGTCTTAGAAATAGCTGCTTGCATTGCTTTCCGTTGAACACGATTCAACGAGCGAAAGTCGGATCGTCCTTCTGCGAACTTGAACAGAGACTTGTACATTCCAGGCGTACCTTCGGGCTTACGCGTGAAACCATAGACGTCGTCATACACATTTCGATCAAAGTTCTTGAGTGCAACCCGGACCCAGGGATCGGTATTGGATTGACCAGAGTAGGTGCCATAACCACCGTACCTTGCGATCTCTGCTAAACCGGGGGATGAAAATTGCGGTGGGATCACGTTATAGCTGGCTCCCCTTACTTTGGCACTCGGAGTAAGGGTGGAATCGTCTAACAAAAGAGACTCCTCTATAGCGTTTTCCAATTGGGTAGGATCTAGGTGCGAATCATCCATTCTGGACCTAGAAGTGAAGAAGGCAAAAACCTCCCTGAAACAGGGAGTAAAACTGGTAGTTTTGCG